ATTGATAGCTACTTGGCCTTCGGTGTAACTCCTAACCGTGCAGAGCACGCAGGCGTTGTTGTAGCTGCTGTGTAAACAGTAGTACTGCATCTAAGCAGTGACCATGGGGTCATCCTTCGGGATGGCCCTTTTTTCGTTTAGGAGCAAAATAATATGAACCTTACTGAACTTGAGGCAATCAACCTCATGCGAGGAGCTATCGGCAAAGCGCCTGTAAGCTCACTTGACGCAGTCAACCCGGACGTTATCGCAGCCCGGGCGAGACTAAGAAACACGGCCATTGAAGTACAAGCAACTAGCTGGTGGTTCAATACGGAAAGAACCGTGACCCTCGTGCCGAACACGGAGGGTGAAGTTGTTATCCCTAGTAATGCACTAGAGGTTAGAACCCACGATCCTTTCGCGTATTTGACTATACGCGGGAAGCGACTGTATGATCCAACCTGTAACACATTTCAGCTCGATAGGTCAATCAATGTAGATATGATTGTCTTCCTTGAGTACGATCAACTGCCCTACGTGGCATCTAACTATATTCAGTACGAGGCGGCACGTAAGTTCCAAGCGGACTACGATGGCGACCCTGTGCGTGTACAGCAGCTCAGACAGGATGCACAGCTCGCAAAGATTGAGCTAAAGACTGCTGAGCAACGGAACCGTAGAACCAACATGCTGTTGGGCGCTGGTCCTGTACGACTTAATTCAGGCATTCGCCCGTACTCCACTTTTGGGGGCGGACGTAACGCCAACTTCCCAGGAGGCTAACATGGGCAAGCGAGTAGACGGATCATTAGGAACACTGCTGCAGGGGATCTCTCAGCAGCCCGATAAAGAGCGCTTGGCGGGACAGGTAGAGGATCAGGTCAACATGACATCTGACCCCCTGCGTATGCTTCACAGGCGTCCGCCTACTCAGTTTCAGGCCAAGGTAGCGGCCCCTGTAGTTGACCCATCAAAGATCTTTGTTCACTTCTATTCTAGGGGTGACGCAGAAGAGTACTTCATTGTTGTGTACCCTAACGATGGGAACCCGCGAGTGCTTGGCAAGGATGGCACGGAATTCACCGCTTCTGTCTCTGCCTCTATGCAGAGTTACTTGGACACGCCTAATCCTAAAGCTAACCTAGCAGCAACCACGGTAGGAGACTACACGTTCTTTACCAACAAGACTGTTACTATAAGCGGAACCAACGATGAGCCGGACGAGTGGCCTGTTAATAATCCTTCTAGGGTAACTATCCTAGCTGAACAGTACAGCCGTGACTATACTATTACTGTACGGGCGGATACATCAGACGGGCCTAAGTACTCTTCTGCCACAGTGACTACTCCAGCAAGCACTGACACGGATGCTGAGGAGAACGTCAGTGCTAGTAACACTTTGCAGTTGCTGAGGACCGAGCTACAGGCCGGTACTAATTTCGTCGATTACTTTGATATGTATGTAGATGGCAACGAGTCCGTTATTATTCCAAAAGCTACCGTTGAAAAGTACTCCGTAGAGACCACAGATAGCACAGGCGGCGACGCCATTGTAGCAATAAACAACAATGAAGTGACCGGGCTTGCTGACCTACCGTTACACGAGAGGGCCGGTTCTGTATACCGAATTTCTGGCGGAACGAACGCAGCCGATGATTTCTATATGCGCTTCACAGTTAACTCAACAGCGCCCCTAAGTTACGGTGGGTTTAACTTTGATCTTGCGTACTTCCAGTCCGGAATTTGGGTAGAGGCCCAGTTCGGAACTGCTGTCCTAGATCAAGACACAATGCCGCACATGCTCATACGCGGGGACAGCTTCGACTTCGTTGGTGGCGCAGGCGGCGAGACGGTAGACTCTGTTGAGATAGATCGTTGGGCTGACCGTACATCGGGGGACAAGACTACTAACCCCTTCCCTGACTTTGTAACTAGCTCAATAGTAGACCTAGCAGTGTTCCAAGGCAGGCTCGTGCTGGTGTATCCAGAAGGTATTAGTATGTCAGTTACTCGGGACTTCTTCAACTTCTTTAAGAAGACAGTTACTGCACTGCTGGCTGACGCGCCTATTGGGCTGGCCTCGGCTGGCGTAAAGGTTAACCTGCTACGTTTCGCACAGACGCAGGACCGTGACCTTGTACTGTTCGCAGATCAGGCGCAGTACACTATACCCGGAGGTTCAGCAATAACCCCGCAGAACGCGACCATGGCAGAGAGCACTCAGTTTGTTATGCAGACAGAGGTACGGCCCGCTCCCTCAGGACAGAACCTGTTCTTTGCGGTTAACTCAGGGGTGTACTCAGGCGTGCGGGAATTCTACACAGACAGCGATCTTAACAGCAACAACGCACGGCCTATCACGGTCGCGGTGGAGAGGCTGATCGTAGGTGATATCCGCATTATGTCTAGCTCAACAAACATTAGTAAGATGGTATGCGTAGGGAGTGCAGGCAGCACAGCTTACGTGTACGAGTACCTGTGGGAGGACACCAGCCGCCTTCAGAGCGCGTGGAGTAAGTGGGAGTTCAGGGACGACCTGTACATCTTTCACATGGAGTTCAGCCAGCAAACGCTTTCTGTGCTGTCCTATGACAATGCTACCAATGAGGTGCATGTGTGCCTGATGGACATAAGTCAGGATACTACTCAGACTTACTTTGAGGGTGACTTGATGATGGATCACAGAACAGAGGTAGACGGAGTAAATCTGACCGCCTCTGGACTTGGGCACCTTCCTGCTGACGTAGATAAGCTGCTGGCAGTACAGGGTCCGGGATGTCCTTACCCGGGTATGCTTGCACGTATCATTGACTGGGATGGCAGCACAGCTACCCTGAAGAATGATATGCTGGGCGGTACGGTGCTCTTCGGCATGAAGTATGAAAGCTCAATTACTCCCTCGCGGATCTATGTGCGGGATCAAGGTAACAGGGCCATTGGTACGTCTCAGCTCACCATAGGTGCTATGTTCATTAACTTCATAGACTCAGGTGATTTTAACGTAGACGTACAGGCTGATTACGCCTATACTGAGCGCAACTCTGGCCGGATACTCGGGCAAGTTAGTTCAACCATAGGAGACTTCAGCCTCACAACAGGTTCCTTTGAGGTCCCTGTACGCGCTCGTAATGACCGCTCTCGTATCAGGATCTACAATGACTCGCCTTACCCCTTCACTGTTTCAGATATTGAATGGGACGGGCTGTACTACAAGCGCGGTTCGCGTATAACTAGGCCATCATAAAGCCGGGAGGTTTATATGTCTTTACTACTACTCGGTGGCATGGCGCTACAGGGATACATGGGATACAAGCAGGCTTCTCAACAGGCTAAGATGAATAACATCCTTGGGAAGCACAAGCAGAAGATCCAAGATCAGAACAATGCAGCGGCCAGACAGGCCGGTAATGATAAGCAGACGGTAACTACCCTGAACATTCAGCGGGCTATGCAGCAGTATGTTAACGCAGACGCAAGCATTGACGTTGCTCGTATGAAATCTCGGGCGGCGTCCATTGTTAACTCTGCCGCTGCTGGAACAGCCGGTATGTCTGTGGACGATTCCATAATGGACATCGAGCGTAACGCAGCTAAGGCAGAAGCCAATGAAATGTACAGTCTTACTGAGACAGTTAGTGAACTCGAAAGAAGCCGTAGGCAGATCGAAGCTGAGGTACAGTCTAGGACCACGAACAACCTGTTCCTACCTACGCCTGCTCCAAGTGCCCTTGGCGCTGCTGTTAATGCTGGCGTTAACTATGCTACTACAACCTATGGATCAGAATGGGATGCAGAGAGCCTTGGCGTTGCAGACAAACTACAGGGACTCGGATCGTTCGCAAACAGAAATCTCGGAATCGGTAACTAAGGGGAATATCATGGCAGAAGCACCACAGCGCGGCGGTGTACGCGATCAGAACATTGAGCGTGCAGCACAGACTGAGAAGGTAAGAACTCTTCAACAAGTTGACAGCTTCGCTCCAGAAAGAAGTACTGTCTTTGGAGATACTACAGTCCGTACAAGTCCGCTGCTGGAGGGGCTTGCTAAGTTCGGGACTAAGCTAGGGATGGCCGAAATGGAGAAGACAGCTAAGGCTAACTTCCTCGCGGGCCAGACTATGCGATCATCCGGGGAGGCTATGGCTGAGGGCCTAGCTCCTCCTACTCGCCGTGGATTCAAGGCGATGGATGCTAAGATCAAAACCGACACATGGTACAATGAACAGAAGCAGCTTATTGACAGCGGAGAGAACGGGACAGACCCGCTCGCCTATGCGCAGGAAGTAAGCCAGCGGGTAAAGGGTATGCTCACAGGAGATCGTGAGACAGACAACATGATCACTGAGGCAGCAATGCCGCTAGTGCAGGACCTAGGGCGCTACCAAGCCAGTGCTAATATCAAAAGGCGTCGTGCTGACGCTCTCACGCAGTCTACTGCAGACATTTCAGGCGGCATACGCAGTGTACAGGGATACAAGAACAACGGAGATCAGGTAGGGGAGCGCGATGCTCGCTCACGATTGATCTCATCCTTGTCGCTACCTAACATTGCTGACCCTGAACTCCGCCAGCAGCAGTACGCTGATATGGCTGCTATTGCTCTGGATATGGGCGACCCTACTGTACTGAACTATGTACGGGAGAACGAGATCCAGTTTAACCCGGCGCAGGAACGCTCAGTGCTGTCAGCAAAGAAGCGCTATACTGCTAACGAGAAGGGTAAGCTAAACACAGTGTACCAGCATGATCTTGCTGACCTAGAGGCCGGGATTGCTGACTCAGCTACCCTGCTTGAGATGAGAGAGAACACCGCGTCCTTCCAAGAGAAGTACCCAACGAAAAACAGCAACCGTTACTACGCTAATCTCGAAAATAGCTGGCGCGCTTCTCGTGGAAAGAAGATGTATGGCAAGGTTAATGAAGCGGCGTACTATAATGGGGAAATTGAATCGCAGGCAGGCATGAGTCCTAAAACAAAGCAGGAAACAGCTAGGGCGGTTGAGCAACAGATAGAACAGAACCCAACCCTTACTGCTGAAGAAAAGGAGACGCAGACGATGGAGCTGTGGTCCGCCAACAACTCGGTTAGCGGTGATCGAGCTAGCCGCTGGGACGCAGGCATGACTAACGCATTCAAGGAAGACGGTACATTGCTGGGGTCCTTTGAAGAGGTGTACAGCGATTTCTCTGCTCATTACGCTAAGAACCCAGACCTTGCTATGCGGACCCTTAGTGCAGAAAACCGCCTTAAGTTCGGTAAGATCCGTAATCTAAGTGAGCTAGGTGGGATGGAACTCAGGGATGCGGCTGCACTTGTGCGGACAAATAAAGAGAACGCCAAGGATCTTACTCCAGACGAACGTACTAAAATGTCGAATGAGCTTGACGATGCAGTAGATAATGTAATGGGCAAGGGCTTCTTCAATACTATCTGGGGAACCGTAACAAGTGCTCCAGCAGTAAAGAACGAGGGTATGGTACGGTCACGTATCAAGCGCCTCGCCGATACCTATATGCAGACTGGCTACCCGGATGCAGAATCAGCAACTGAGGCAGCCCGTATTAAGATCATGGAGTCGCACGAGCAGGTAGGGGACGCACTTATTTATAACGGCGGCACCTCGCTTGCTAAGTGGATGGGCGTGGCGGACAAGGATGTACCAGAGGCAGTGGAGTTCCAAAAGGAACAGATCCTGCTTGCCAATCCTGACTTTGATGCTGACAATGTAATACTTATGGGTGATCCGGTAAGTGGCTCTTTGATGTTCGCTAACTTGAACGAGAATGACATCATTTCAGATGTAGTCTCTGTAGATATGAAGGCAGCAGGCGCAGCCTATTCGGATGCGGTAGTTAAACCTCGCAAGCGGCTGCAGGCCATTGAGATGGATGCTGCTGATCAGAACCGTGAGCGCAAGATGCGTTTGTATTCTGAGGCCGTTGAGTCAGATATCTACACAGAATCTGAAGCAGAAGCTGGCCTATCTAACTGGCTAGGTTCCTTTGTTATCGAGAGCCGCATGGCTGATCGGTTCGACAGCAACAACCCCGGACTCCGGGCACAGTTGCGCGATAAGATCATTGCTGACGAGGGACTTGAGAACGATGTTAGCGCAGGCGGCATTGTAGGTAACAGGGCTGCTAGCATTATCGACACCTTTGTCGAGGAGCAGATGCAAGTCTTCAGGGATGATAACGCTGAATTCCGTGCCCGCACTCAGCAGAAAGAGATGAATGACAACGGCATTGATAGCGACGAGGACTACCACAAGTTCAAGATCGCTAAGGATGCAAGCACCCGCCAGAACACCCCCGCGCAGAACAAGATGATCGCGGATGGTAAGACGGATGAGTACCAGCGCAGCCTGTACCCTAACCTGCCCACTAAGCCGAATGCCACCTCAGCAGATACGTTTGTGCCAGAGGCGTTAGAAGTTGCTCGTGCGATCCTAGGGGACTCAAATATCTTTCCTGAGGTAGCGGTTGCTATTTCTGGACAGGAGACTGGCTGGGGATCAGCCGTTAAGGGCGGTAACTATCATGGCATAAAGGGAGAGGGCCAGAAGTTCACTACGCATGAGGTAATTGATGGGGAGCGTCAGAAGTGGGAGGACGAGAGCTTCAAAGTGTACGGCGGTTATGTTGAGGCTACTCAGGGACTAAGGAATTTCCTGAACGAGAATCCGAGATACCAGAAAGCATTGTCAGCCAGCACGCCAGAGGAGCAAATTAAACTACTTCACGAGGCCGAGTACGCAACTGATCCAACATGGGCAGACAGCCTGATTAACATTATCTCACAACCACGTTTTAAATAAGGAGGCTATATGGCCGATGTAACAGAGAACGCTACACCTAATGCTGAACCTGAAGCATTGGCACCTTCTTGGATGAAGCGGTACACACCGATTAGGAGCGAAGACGACGAGCCGGGATTCGGAGAGACTCTCGGCGCGGCTTTCCAAAGGGAGAATCTGGCATACAACGTGCTGGATTCACTTTCCTCAGAGAAGCCTGATGACATTGATCCTGATTACGATTTCCAAGTACACAAGAAAGATCTATTGGATGGCCTACCACAGGACTTCCATACAAGTATTGCTCTTGAGCCTTCACTCGCCGGTGCCCAGTATGAACGGGGCCGTGCGATCGAAGACTTAGAGAACCAAAAGATTATTACTGACTCAGGATTCTTCGGCGTATCTGCGCAGATGGTTGCTGGGTTAGCAAGTCCAGAGAACTTTGTTCCGTGGACTGCAGCGGCATCGTGGGTCAATCGCGCAAGCAGACTTAAGAACGGCCTGCGTCTGGGCGCAGTAACTGCAGGCGTAACCGGTGGCTCAGAGGCCATCCTTGCCGCAGACGATTACACCAAGGGCGGTGAAGAGATCCTGTACGCTGCGTCATTTGGCTTCGTGCTAGGTGGCGGCATCGGCGCAATAATGAAGCCTAAGGTACGTGCCCCGGATGAGGCCCCCTCTGCTACGGTAACAGGGCAGGCTAGTGAAGCACCTACGCCAGACGCTCCTAGGGCCTCACAGACAGACGTTATGAACCCATCCAATATCGCTGGTCCCCCTAGTCCTAAGGCGGTCTCTAGGGACGCTCTGGTAAGCACAGGGCTACGTGCTGAGCGCCGTAGTGGTCCTATTGAAGTATCAGCTAGACTTGAGGCTGAGGAAGTGATTAACTCATTCCCTAACCTTAAGACTCTCAGCAATGCTAAGAAGCCAAGAGCCAAGCAGGATGTTGCACAGGCAGTCTCCCGGCTGGACCCAGAGGCGAACGTAGGATCAGACGTAGCAGCTAAGCTGGACGAGGCGTACTCATTCGCGGGGCTTGAGCCTCGTGGTACTAAGACTGTTACAGTTGAGGATCGAGTAGCCGGTACATGGGATGAACTGCAGGCTGATATGAAAGCGGCCTCCTCTAAGCTGCGTGACGATCTGGATACTAAACTGGTTGACGACATTGTACGTGCATCTAACGATGGCGACGACAGCGTAGGTGCTATGCGTAACCGTAGCTATGAGCCGCAGATCGTGGACACCTCAGGCACCGAGGATGATATTCTTGAGGCTGCTGGTGAATGGGCGCAGGCCAACCGTATTAAAGAGCGGCTGGACGCAGACCCAACTAACCGTGTTGCTGTGCTAAATAAGATTACAGCAAGTGACTTCACTCGCCTAATCAACCATCCGTCTGACGTAGTTAAGCGCATTGCTTCAGACTTGCTGGAGGGCGGCACAGGTACACTCGGCCGATCCAACACAGCATCAATGTACAAAGATATGTACGAGAAGCGCATCTTGTCCCTCGGCGTTATTCCACTGAATGAAAACTTCAGCATGTGGGCTAAGAGCGCGGGCCATAAATGGTACAAGCGCTCGTACCACACAACAGCAAGAGACGACTTTGATCTGCAAGTGCGTCAGGTACTGGAATCCCGCACAACGGGTGAAACACCTAGAAACACTAATCCGTACGTAATCGAAGCTGCTGATCGCTGGGACGATATGATGGAGGAGGCTCTAACCATTGGACGCAAGTCTGGATGGGAAGCTATGCAGGATATTCCTAGTCGCAAAGGCTATGTGCCGCTTGTGTGGAAAGGCGAGAGGGTACTGCAGCTAGGCAGCCGCCCTGCAACTAAGCTAATCAGCAAGGGCTATCAGTCTGTAGACATTCCTAAAGAGGTGGCAGACGAGATCGCATCGGCTGTAGTGAAGCGGGCACTTGACGGTATGGCTGGTGTTGACACTAACATTGCTGGTCTACTTGCGAAGGACGCCAGAGGACAGCTCAGAACAGCACTCAGCCGCATGGGCATTGAGGATGCTCAGATCAACGGGATGATGCGTGTACTAGATGCGAAAGAGGCATCTGCAGGACCAGCCTTTACTAAGGGCAGGACTAAGATCAACCTGAACATAACCAGTGGCGATAAGTCCCTGCTGGATCTGGTAGACAACGATCTGAACTCAATCGCCTCTAAGTATGCTCGTGACGTTGCTGGCCGCTCAGCTATGGCTAAGAAGGGCTTCACCAATGACGGTATATGGAATCGCTGGAAGTCTGCTGCAATGAAGGACAATGCTCGCGTTAAGGGACTGAAGGGCGGTGACGATAACCTGTCTGAGCACTTGGATGATATCAAGTCTTACTTCACAGCTACTCCTATTGCTGGCGGTATTAATAAGAACGCACGTAGGTTCCAGCAGATGACCACGGTTAACCTGCTTGGTATGGTCGGTGCTGCTCAGCTCGCTGAGGTAGGCACAGTAGTAGGTAGGCTCGGGCTTAAATCCGCAGCTAAGAATATGCCTGCGGTTGATGACGTTGTAACGCTCGCTAGGAAAGTTAAGCGCGGACGTAATGATGTCATTGATGAGCTGCGCCCTCTATTGGGCGACTTCGACTATGACCACCTGCTGTATCGTCCTGACATCGTTATTGACGACAAGATCTCTGGGGCAGTTGACCTAGCAACCTTTGGCAAGATAGTAGACAAGGGGCTGGGTAAGGCCAGTGTAATGCTAGGCTATGCCAGCGGGATGAACACGGTACGTCACTTTGAGCATCGTATGGCTGCTAAGATGATGATAAACAAGTTCGCAGACCTTGCAGTTAATCCTGAGCAGCTAGCTAAATCAGCAGCTCGTATGGAGGACATTGGCATAGACGCTGTGTACCTAGATAAGATCATTAAGCAGATCAACAAGGGCGTAGCTAACGGCGACACTGTGTTTGATGCTAAGGGTACACTAACCAAGCTGGGTATCCAGAAGTGGCCTGAGGATGTAGCGGAGCAGTTCGCAATCGGCATTAACCGGCACACGGCACAGGTAGTCCAACGGCAACTAGCTGGCGAGACATCTAACTGGATGCACAAGACTGTAGGCTCATTGCTAACGCAGTTCAGGCACTTCCCTATCGTAGCATTTGAGAAGCAGCTTCTGCGTAACATGAGGATACACGATCAGGCAAGCATGAGCACACTGCTCTATGGCTTTGCTGTATCGTATGGAGTGCAGTCTATTAAGGCGGGGCTTACCTCAGACGAGCGTACACAGGAAGACCTCATAAAGCAGACGGTGAACTACATGGGCATGATGTCTATACTGCCTGAGATCGGCACTATGGCTAACCAGCTCGGCCTTGCACCTGATGTTCTGAACACTCGAAAGATGGGCCACACAGGCGCACGAGTGAATGAGTTCGATATCATTGACTTCATTCCAGCAGCAGGCGCAGTCAACACAATGGTAAAGGCAGCTTCATTGCCTGCTAAGGTAGTATCAGGGACAGCAACAAACGCGGACATACGCGGATCTGTAATGGCTGTTCCATTCAGTACTACTATCTTTAATAAGGCATTGATGGAATTCATGCTAGAAGATTAACCGGGGCTGTAAGGCCCCCTTACAACGGAGAGCCTTATGGCATTTTCAGTTAATACTCCTGTAGGCGACGGCACTACAGTACAGTTTGCAGTGAACTTCACTAACGGCATTTTCTCTCGGGATAGCGTTAGTGTAGCAGTAGACGGTGAGCTAGACGGAGCAGGTGATCAGATCAAGCGGGATTTTATCTGGATCAACGACGGGCTTATTGAACTGACCGGCGCAGCACCTGCGTCAGGCGCGGTCATTAATATCCGGCGCATTATGGATAAGTCTAACCCCGCAGTAGACTACGCGGACGGAGAAATCCTTACTGAGGCTAATCTTGACCGTAGTAACGACCAGTTGCTTAACGCTATCCAAGAACTCTCTGATGGCTTTGGTTTCAGCTCACTTCAGGGCGATATTAACCTGAATGGTAATACCATTACCGGCATAGGAACTAGTGCGCTCAGCTCGTCAGCGGTTACAGTTCAACAACTAGAGGACGCTGTATTTACAGGGGGCACCTCAGTATTGTCAGACGCGCTATCTTCAGACGTTCCGGGTAAAGGTGCCTCTTTAGTTTCTATGGAAGGTGGGCCGACGGTAGAGGTTGCCGTGCTGGATCGCGTCATTCGTGCTGCAAGCGTAGCGGACGTTGAATCGCTAGCTGGCACTTCCGGGCGCCAGGCCCTTATGGCAGGTAGTAGGGCAGGCGCGTTTGAGTTCAGCAGCGCTGATCTATCGTCAGAAGTTTCAGCAGATGTACAGCAGGGCGTCTATATAGCGCCTGCCTCTGACCCAACAGGAGCAAGTGGCGCTTGGGTACGGACAGACATCGGAAGCCTTACACCGGCAATGTTTGGTGTCGGGGATGATGGCCAAGACTACTCTGCTGAGAGAGCTGCGTTTTACAAGTATTTCTCTGAGCAAAGTTCTATAGTTGATTCACTCCCGGCCGCGTGGACGGCATGGACACCGAAGCCCCAGCCCCCCGCCAGAACAGACCTGCCTAATAATTTCACGGATGGGTTTGGTAACACCGCAGAGGAATTCCTGTCTGGCTTATGGGAGCCGTTAAGGGCCAAAAATCCTAGTTACATCAGTAGAACGGCCCTCGGACCGGATGAGAGCGGACTGCACACGGTATGGCAGTACACGTTTGAGCCTCCTGAATACGACCGAACGCTCATTGTAATAGGCGCTTTGCACGGGAGCGAAATTACAGGGATGCTCGGGTTCTATTTATTTATGAAATCGGTCTGTGAGGACTGGAAAGAAGAGCCGCAATTAGCAAATTTACGATGGCGAACCCGAATTGTATCAGTCCCGTTAGCAAACCCCTATGGTGTAAGTCAGAGTCCCCGGACACGACAAAACGCAAACGGAGTTGATATAAACCGGAACTTTGATTATCTGTGGAGTACGTATCCTACCGGAGTGGCATTTGACCAGGACTACAAAGGAACTGCTGCATTCTCGGAAATCGAGTCGCGTTATATTCGCGATCTAGTAGTGGCAAACAGTGATGCTCTCGCCTTTATAGACATGCATAACTTTGGAGGCGGTTCGATTGCTCACTACCCGGTATACGTACCGGGTGAGAGTCCAGGCGGGAGCATTATAGATGATGTGATATACGCATTCAGGAAACCGAGCGAGGGCATCCAATATGACCGCACTTATAACCCGTCAGGGTTTACATGGGCGGCTAAGAACTACGGAATGTACGCATACAACCCTGAGTGGGCGGATGGGCTGTACGGTGCTGCGATTTACGACGGTGAGGATCTAACAAAGGCGGTACGCTGGTATGGAAATATTATACTGGCACACTCCTTCTTACAATCTAAGGCGCTAGCATTAACTAGCATGGGGCCGAGGTGCGTTTTTGCTTCGTATAGCGGGACCAGCATAACGAGTTCTTCGACTGTGGCAGCCAAAGTACCGGAGTTTCAAGTTGATATTAACGTTGGCTGTCCGGGATACCTAAAAGTACACTCATCCGTTACCGTAAGTTGCGATGATGCCTCGGCAGTGGTGTTTATAAGACCCAGAATTATACATTTCGGTTACGGCAAGTTCGGCCCTGGGGATACCTTTAGTGGTGTTGAGAGTGCTGTTGGTCCAGCAACTACTGAAAACTATGAGTCAATGGACTCTATCAGTGCGCGCAGAACAATATCTGCATTTTCTATGGTCCCTGTATTCCCTACAGACACCACCAAAACATTATCAGTGGGCTTGTTTTTACATACAAGTGCAGGGATTGTAAATATAAGGCGCTACCGGGCAATGATTGAGTTCGTCCCTACCGGATCTGGCGATATTAGATCAACCTTTTTCAGAGCAGATGGTAACAGCGGACCTGATGCTATGGTTAAGGTGCTGCCCGCTACTTAACGCTGCACACGACTGAGTATCTAACTAGTGTTCAAATAAGGGGACAGCGTTTATGGTTCACAGCTAGTAATTCATAAAGTTGGGAACATATCGCAGTATACTGCGGTTTAACGGCAGCTAATCAAAATAATTAGTTAACATAAAACTTTTGGAGATATTAGCGCGTGGTCTACGCACAGCACTTCAGCGCAGAAGAATTCCGCGACTGGGCCGAAGCCATGAGCCGCGCATTATAACCAGTAGCAAATAGTATAGGAGGCAGTATGATATCGTCATTCATGACGGATTATGCTGCTCCCATCGTGGTAGCTGCCACATTG